ATTCCCACACTATGTTCGGTAATATAGCCATTCTTATACATATCAAACATTTTGGGATTGATATTTTTTTTCACTTTTGCCTGAAAAACAAGGGCTTCCGTTTCGCCTGCATACGCAAATCCCAAGTCTGACCATTTGTAATTTTTTGTAAATACCTGTAAATCAGAGCCTTTGGCGATTAAATGGTCAAAATCGTTTTGATGTTCTTGCAAAAAATAAAAGCGTCCTTGTCGTTCGTTAAGTGTCTTATTCCATATGCCGGGTATATGAACGTCATCGTGGCTATCAAGTAAGTTCGTAGAATTAACAATTATAGTAACTTGAATTTCATTTGCGTTTTCATCTATATTTTTTTCTGCTTTTTCTGATATTTCTGATATTTTTTCATAAGTTTGAATAGAAAAAACATCTCCCTTCTTAATCTCTGCTTTCTTTTGGTCGATAATGAACTGTTTGTTTGCCATAAGAAAATCAAACAATTCTTTTTTTGTCTTATATTTTGTTGTATCAATTTTCATTTTCGTTTGTATTTGATTGATTATCAGAATAATAGTAATCTCCGCCCGAAACTTCATCAAGCCCGCAAGCTATCCGTAACTGATTGTAAGTTATTAAGTTACGGACAAATCTGTTGTAATATAAGTTGTCTTTGAGTGCCTGTATTTCGGTTTTTTCTTTTTCATTTTCTCTCAAAACTGCTATATTACTATAATCTATAACGGCTTTTTCTAACAAAAAGTTATTATTATTCAAAAATTTTTCTAACAAATTCCAAATCGGGATTATTGTGTCCGTGTATATCTTGCGGTCGGCGGTTTCCATATTCGTGAACGTCGAGCCTTCTAAGTTATTCAAAGAAATTATCGGGTATTGCAAAACATCACATATATCAATCTTGGCACGTAATACGCTCTCGTTCAGGTTCATATCTTTGATTGGATACGTAATTGGCTGATATTTAAGGTTTAACGAAGTTATTATAAAATTATAATCTTTTTGTGAAAAAGAATATTTTTTTAGCTCATTTTGAACTTTGTCTCGTTCGTTGTCAAAATCTACATCATTGACAACCTCTTCGAGTGAGTTCCCGCCGTCCTTTGTAATTATTCCGAAACCACCATTACGTGTCTGCAATGTATTCGTTACTTGGTAGGCTGATAAAATTGTATTACAAGCATTTTCTAAAACTTGTAAATTTATATTGTTTTTATCAAAATCATTATCTATTTTGATTATTTCGTGTGGTAAAAATTTAATTGTCTGATTTTCAAAATAAAATTCGTAATATTTGATATAATCGGCTGTTTCTGATACTTCTCTAATATTAATATTTTGATTATAAATAGGTGTTACATCATTACTCGGAAGCACTAAAATTGTATCACCTTTTGTTAGCAAACCGCCTATGTTTTTGCGATTGACATAAAAATATACTTTTTTGAACAAAATGTAATTGATTGCTATTGCTCTCAAAAAATCGGTTGTGCCGGCATAAAAAGGGTGTGGATTTTTCAGGACTTCGAGAAAATCATTGTTTTCTATCTCATTTTCCTGATTATCAACTACTTTTATATTAACACGTGCGAATAAATCTGCTAATCTATTGATTATTGCGTTCACGGTTGGCACTAATTGGTAGGCTATCAATACATCATCATCATTATTGATTTCGATTGTATTTTGCGTGAAATTTGAAAATCCGAGAAAATACGGCTCGTCTTTTACGAATTTTCTGAAATTTTTATTTGAAAAATTAAATAAATTGAATAGTGCCACTATGTTATAATTTTCTGCTTATACAAAAATATTGCCTCTGTATTGATTGAGACATTAATATTTATTGATACAAAAATATTAAAAAAGTGGCATAAAATTATAATAGTGTGGATAACTTTTGTAAGTCGGTGGGTGTCAGAGGGTTACATATTTACGTAATTAACTCAATCTATCTATTATTTCTTCCAATTTGTTTAATATCATTTCCATAGCTACATCTAACGATGTATTGCCGGGAATAATAATTTCATTATTGGAATTGGCTACTTCCCATTGTGAAGTCGCATTATTATTAGCAACTACAATAGAAAGCGTATCTTTCGACATTCTTGCGGGGTTGGCTGAATGGTCTTTCAACCTAATAACTACGCTATTATCATTGTAGTTAATTAGGTTATAATTTTTGCCATTCCAACCTAATTTTGATTTTAATTCAAAATAAATCTGAGTTTCTAAATCATTGGCGGATACTTCGCTTCCGTCGATGATTTTTTCCTTCAAAATTTCGTATTCGTCGGCTTCTGCTATTTCGGAAGGATAATAAGCTTCGCCGTTTGAAAGGTCGATGAATTCTTCGACATCGTCCCAATTGTCGATGAATTCAATGTCTTCGTCATCGATAGAAATTATATAAGTGAGATTAAGAGCCTCTAACAATACGGCAGTTTCGCCATATTCGTTCAGAGGCTCATTGTAATAGATGAACTCTTGACGGGCATCGTCGTAAGAATACCCGTCATATATTATTTGGGTAGCTTCGGCGTCGTTTGCCGAAACTTTGTATTTTTTTATATTTAATTCTACTGTTTTCATTTTTTAATTCTACAACAAATATAAACCGTTTTGATTTAATACGCAAATTTTTTTGCAATTTTTTTACGAAAAAATGTTGTAGAACATCTTTTTTGAGTTGCATTTATATTTTTTTGTTCTGTGTGTTCTTTATAGACCACCACAAAACCATATCATCAGCATTAAACTCAACATACAACACTCGTTTTATTGTAATTTTTTTCTCAAAGTAAACATAATCGTTTACTTTTTTAAAATAACTAGCAAAATCACTGTGGTCAATTCTCACAATCTTGCGTGTATGTCGGTGTTCCCAACACGCAGCCTTTATTTTCTTATGAAAAATTATACCCTCTATGTAGGGTGGCGGTGTCCACTGCTTCATTGATTTTGAAATACGATTAGGATATAATTTTCCTATCGTTTCCAAAATATCGCTTTCGTATATTTTCCCCTTACCAAGTTTGGGGTGGTCGAATTTCTTTATTTTTTTATTAATAATGATAATATGTTCTTCCATTTTTTTATTATTAAAAAGCCTTGTATCTACCCGACTCGAACGGGCTAAGACCTTATTACCACGCCCCTATTCGGTCTATACCACCGTGGAATACAAGGCTAACAATTTTTTTACGTGGCTCGTCGGCAGGTTGGCAGGATTCGAACCTGCACAGGATAGCTCCCAATTGCTTGATACTTTCGGGCTTTTCGACTATCCCCATCAGATAAGACCTGAATGCGTCTAACCAATTCCGCCACAACCTGCAATATTTTTTATTTTTTTTTAAAATTCTACTGCAAATATAAGCCATTTTTTTTGCATTTTTTTACAAAAAAGATGTTCTACAACATCTTTTTTGAGTTTGGCGGATAGATTTTTATAATTTTTCTAAAAAACTTTCATAATTTTCAAAATATAAGCCAAAAATGCAAGGGTATCGACGCTGTCGTCTCGTTGATTTCTTATGTTTTTTTGATATTTTGTTACGTCTGATAAAAAATTATAATATTCAGACCCTATTTTTATGTCGTCTCGAAAATAAAAATATTCTAAAATATAGCCCGCATAAAAAAGTATGCGACTTTCTTTATTTTGCGATTGAAAATGTCCGTGAAAGTTCGGTTTTTTGCCTAATTTTTTATAAGTTTTATTCAAATTTCCAATAAAATACGCTCCCTCTTTGTTGCTTTCAACATAATTTTTTGTCGAATTGTGCCGTAATGTCCTGTCAATCAATATTTTTTCGTTATCTGATAATTTTTTATCATTGTAAATTACATCAAAAACATATATTTTCTTATCAACTATTTTCGCAAACACAGTGCAAAAATAGTCTTTCCCCTTGTCTGCCGTGTCCGTCACTGATATAATTATACCATTTTCAGGTAAATTTTCTATATTAAAATAATTAAGCTCTGCACGTGGAAACAATACGCCGTCTTTTCTTACCGGCTCTTGCATATATTGAGTATCAAAAATATATGACGTTTCAGGCGATTTCTGTAATTTTTTTATATCACTCATCGAAAACATAAACTCCCATAATGGCTTGCCGTTGTAGATAATAGGCATAATTAAATATTTGTTTTTCTCGCTCGGTGGCATAATTTTTTGAAACAAAGCCGTTGCGTCCTCAATGCCAGCTCGTTGCTGTATATTGATTATTGGCGTGTCTTTTGTATTCTTTCGTGATAATACTGTGTTGAGTATCACGTCGTTAACATTCTGATTATTCTTATTGAGAGCGTCTGCGTCCTTAATCTTATTGACATCATCAAGGATAATCGCTCCATCGAACTCATCGCCACGCTCCTCTGCACTTCGCATAATGCCTGCCCCGAACCCTGTAATCTGTCCGAATATTGTCGCCGTTGTCAGTCCGCCCCCCGCCTGTGTTGTCCATAATTGCTTGGAATTGCGGTCTTGTTTCATTTCCACATTCCAAAAGTATT